TTCCCCAGTGGACTCATCAATCTCTTCACTCCAACCAAGACCTTTGGTAATATAGTCCTGCTCTCTCTGTGCCATAATTCCAAGCAGCGACCAAGACACCACAGCCTTGGAGAAGATTTCACCAGAGGTTTCTGCGGGCCGCTTACCCATAAACTTTGACAGTAGAGGTAGCACACCAGTGCCATTGTACATCATGGCGACAGTGTTGTTGAAGAAACGACCAAACGGGACAAGCAAACCAATACCGGGAATGTTACGAGCATCCTCAATGGCACCAGCAACTTCCCCCAAGACCCCCTTACCCTTGTAGGACTTAGAGAACACAGTCTTGAGAGTGCTATCCACAGCCATTGCTTCAAGTCTTACGAAGCGGTCAGAGAGCATCTCCTTGGTATGGTTGGGGTTTCCAAAGAACTCGTTCCAAGACATACCAAAGCCACCATCCTCACGGGAACGACGTAGCAGACCATCCAACTGGCTGGTAAACTCAATGGCCTTAGTGTAACCATCCTGTGCAGACACAAGGTTGATGCGTTGGATAAAATCAACAGACTGATCCATCCTCATAGACAGCAGGGGCTTACTTGGGTCAAAACCTTTAGCAAGTTTCTCTAAAGACTCAACACCCACCGGAAGTACCGCAGTAAGTTGACGCATAGCAGCCGGCCTTACCTGAGAGTATTTGAGGAAAGTCTCGTAGGTAGTATTAGGGTCAAGCGTGTTACGAGCCTTCTGTACTTGATTTCGGATAAGCTCCATTGCATCCACACCAGCCTTTTTAGCGGCAGCAGGGTCAGTAGCAAGTAGTACTCCCGCCTTACCCCCATACAGGACAGCCCTCACAATGTCAGAGGCAGAGTTCAGGCCAGACATAGCAGCAAAGCCAGTGACGTTCAATGCAGTGGTAGAAAGGTTGGATACCATCAGACGGATGATGTTGTTCTGGAAATTGGGAAGGTCACGGTTAATGATGTCATCCACAGCTTTACCAAGTTTGACACCAGCCTGACCAACCTTACCTGCTACAGTATCAACCTTGGTAGTCACATCTTCAATACCACCGCCAAGGACAACCTTTGCGTAGTCGTCTAGGGTAAAGGTCTTTGGATCACGCCCAAGGATTCTTGCCATCTGAGAAACAGAGTTAAGCAATCTACCGCTGTCGCTCATCTTCTTCTTAAAGGTGTCTGCAAAGGTGTCAATGGTGAGCGTCTTGCCTTCAGCCATGTCAATGCCAGTGGCGCGAGTAAACTCGTCTAGGAACTTCTTAGCATCCTGAGGGTCAGCCTGTTTGATGATGTCACCAATCCAGTTAGACACCTTGTCATCAGCACTACGGCGTGTCCACACGTAACCATCCTCAAGAAGAATCTGAGCAAGACCTGTTAGGCCCTTCTCTTCATTCCCAAGGATCATGGTGAGGAAGAACTCGTTGTCCTGATCAGTAAGCTCTCTACCATTTGCCACATCCTTCATCCAGTCGCCCATCATAAGGGTAGCCTTAGGGGGTGGTGTAGCTGTTCCCGTAGCGGCAGTAGTGGTTGTGCTAGTGAACAGCTTGCTGATTGAACTGCTACCCTTAGTGGAGGTCTTAAGAGGCTCAGGAGCAACCAGCTTAGACTTACCAGCACCTACGTTACCAAGCATACCAGAGAGGCCACCAGCAACCAACCCAACGACAGCCGAGAGGCCCGTCTGGTACACGTTGTATTCGTCCTGCACTTTAGTACGGAGCATGGCATCCTGATACAGATAGTCAGTACCAGCAGACACAGCAGCCTCAAACGTCCCCACAACCGCAGCTTCCTTAAGTGCAGTGGAAGTAGTCATCCGTTGCAAGTTGGTTGTCGCTGCCTTCTCAATGGCCTGCCGTTGGGCAATACTCTGAGTAGTCTTAGTCATAGCCTTCTGGGTCTGCGCCCTGAACACACGTTCAGCAAACTCTTGGGCAGTCTTTCTGGCAGCAACCTCAGCAACACCGCTAGTGGTTTCCTGTATCAACTTTTTCTTGAAGGCCTGTTTTGCAGCGATCATTGCAATCTGAGAACCAGCCTTAAAGCCAGTACCAGTTGCTGCCTTACCAAGGCCTAGACCAAGAAGGTTGATAGGGTCAAGAACAGCAGAACGAGCATAATCAGTAACAATCTCTGCCTTCTCCCAACCAGAGGTATCTCCTGTAAGGCTTTGCATACCTTCAAAGATTGTGTATGCTTCCCCCACTTTGGACAAGCGTTCTGGATCATCACCCACTTCATTCAAGTAAGTGATTTCATTGATAGCACGGACAGAGTTACCCCCAGAGAACCCACGCATGTTGTTCACAAACATGTCAACGAGGTTCTCTTTCTCTTCATCCTTCATGTGAACACCGAAGCGATCCACCATGTAGTTCTGGATGGGCTTGAAGAACTCGTCCTTGGTCAGGTCATCCTGAGAGTAGTTCATCTGAGTGTAGTCAGGCTTCTCAGGTGCAGCAGTAGGAGCAACAGCAGGCAACCCCTGTGTCACAGGGACGACAGGAGCCTTGCTGTTCTTAACACTGTTCAAGTACCCAGAGAAATCTTCCTTGGGTACAACACTACCAATAGGCGCAGTAGGAGTAGGTGCCTGATAGGTTGGCGCTTCTCTTACACGCTTTAGGTAGGTAGAAAAATCTTCATCGGCCATTCACATTCGCCCCTGCATAAGCAATGCCATGTCTAGTTTTCAAGAGGTCAATAGCTTCCTGTCGCTGATCCGGGGGAGTACCGGGATTATCAACAATGGCCCTAAGTTGCTGCTGTTCAATGTTAGCAGAAGCCTGATTAACGAAAGGAGCAAGCTGCGGATCTTGTTGAACGCTGCTAAGATATGGGTTATCACTGGAAGCAAGCAAAGTCTCAGCAGCCGCAGGACCAAACATGGCCCGCAGTTTAGTTCTCCCAGCACTACCTTCTGTAGCATACTCTTTCAACATGCTATCAATATCAGCCGCTTTGTTGGGATCATTGGCCACAGTCTCGCGGTAAGCATTTGCCTGTTGCAGCACCAGATCATCGAACAACACACGACCTTCTTCAAGGGTCTTAGGATTGGGGATGAAATAGGCTTTAGGGTTGATGCTTGCAGAGACGCTAGGTGTCACAGGTCTGGTCAACTCGTAGTTCAATCTAAAGAACTCATCTGTGTTAGACAAGTCAGCGGTATTGATCTCTTCCAGATCAATGTCAACAGCCTTAACCTGACCTGTCTCAGGAACTTGCACTGTCAGAAGATCAAGCAGAACTTTACCTTGCAGAGGGGGCATATCGACACCACTCTCTGCTCTTTTTCTTTCAATCTCCTGTACAGTATCTTCCAGTTGTGCAGCAGTAGCAGGGTCAGACATCAGAGCAGAGACGCGAGGATCATTGCTTTCACCAAGCCTACCAATGAAGGTATTGGCCTTACCACGCAGAGCCACAGCCGCAGCCTTCTCCTGTTGACGCTTCAAGTACACAGCATACAGAGCATCCTGACGAGAGGCATTCTGTTGCAGAGTGAACATCTCTTTTTGACGGCTGTAGTCTTGCTCACGCTCTTGCCTACGAATGTCCCGTTCAGTTTGGATCTCTTGTTGTCTGGCATCAAACTCTTTCTTACGAGCTTTCTCCTCACGGACGACACCAAGACCCTCATTCAGTCCTTGCCAGAAACCCATTACATGCTCTCCTTAGCCATCAGACCTTTGCGAGGTTTCTCAACAACAGGCTCTTGTTTCACTTCTTGCTTCACCACAGGTGCAGGAGAAGCCACCATCTTCTTAGCTCTGAGGGCAATGGCAGACTTCTTACGTTCCGCCTCAGCAGCCTTATCCTCAAACCCATCATCAACATCAATGCCAAAGGTATCAGCAGCCTGACGAAGGTATTCGTGAACGACAGGAGCAGCAATCATTGCAACATCAATACTGTGGATACCGTTAGAGACAGCACCACGCATGATGCCTTTGGTGAGAGTAGCAATGTCAAGCTCTCCCAACTCCATAGCATCAAGAGCAGCCTCAAGCATCTTAGGCTGAGACAGTCTTGCGAGGTGCATCTGGATGGCTTCTTCTGGGTCGTTAATCTCAGGGGGACGTTCCCAAGCATACGCTTTAGGTTCAAGCGTCAGGGACTGACCGGGGATTGGTGCGCTAAACTGTTTCATCTTATCTCACAGAGCCAAATACGTGGTTGCCAAGGGTTGTCCAGCTACCGCCCTGTTCCATGCCCCAGTTAGGATTAGCTACACCGGGGTTGTAGTAGTGGGTTGCACTACCGACAGGACTGGAATATTTACCAGACAGGATTTCATCTGCCACTAGATAAGCATCTTCCGAAGGTCTAACCTTGGACATGTCAATGCCACCTTCGCCACCAGCATACCCTGTCAGAGAGTTCCAAGCAGAGAACTGACCCGGAGCAAGGGCAACATCCTTGAAGGTAGAACCAAACTTACCAGACTGACGACGGTTATCAATGACAGAACCAACGGCAAGCATTCCCTCATAACCCTCACCACCAGCCTCAGCCTGAATGGTCATCGCAAGGATGTCTCTCTCAGGAAGATCAGGATAGTTCTTGGCGAAGAACTTAGGGTTTCTTGCAGGGCGTACAGCCTCACCAACGGTGGAACCACCAGTCAGTTCATCCATAAGGCTCTCATCAGTAACACTATCAATGCGTTTCTGAATGCTGTCCCTGAACATGTCCTGCACAGTATTCATGTAGGTAGCACGGATAGTGTCAAAGTCAGGAGTTTCAGAGACTTGATCCCTACGCTTTTCTCTAGCACCAAGACCGCCAGCAGCCTTCTCAACTTTACCAGAAGCAGCAGACTCCCTAATCATAGCAGCAAGACTGCGGGTATTCAAGTAGTTTTTTGCGTAATTCATTACCAGTCTCCAAAGGCAAGTTGAACAATAGCTGACCACTTAGCAGAGCTTTCAGCTTCCTTGGCCTGCCACTTAACAAGGTCATCCCTCTTGTCGCCCAACAGCATGTCAATCGCACGGTCTTTCTCAGATTCATTGGCAGTGAAAGCAAAAGCCATAACGTCACGCTCTTTCTGCCACAGCTCATCCATAGCCTTGACAGTCATGGCATTCATTGTACGAGCCATTTCCATATTCGACTCGTTCTCAGCAGCAGTATTCAGAGTAGTGATGTTCTGTCTCCACTGAGCATTGGCCTGTGCGATGACCAGAGAGTTACTTGCGTTGAACTGATTACGTGCAGCATCCATCTGGGCGTTGAACTTAGCACTGGCGTTAGTCTCACCAGCATTGAACTGGTCGATAGCATTCTTCTGTTCAGTGTTGAACATAGAAACCTTAGTCGTCAAGTCAGCAAAGAACTGGTCAGCTTGATTCTTTGAACTAGCATTGAACTGCTTTGCAGCATTCTCAGCGGCAGTGTCAGTAAGGATAGCGTCAACGTTTGCCTTAGCTCTGAACAACTCAGTCTGCTGCGCCCTATCCAAGTTAGACATGTCCATCGCCAAGAAGTTCTGAGCGTTCTGAACATTAGCCTGTTGACGGTTGTTGAGGTTCGCAATGTCGAGGTTAGCCAGAGCAGCAGCCTTAGCCAGCACCATACCCTGTCTTGCGTCAAGGTTGGCGAGGTTCATAGAGTTTACTGCACGACTATTCTCCAGAGCAATGTTCTGCTCCGCAGTGAAGTTCATGTTGGCAATATCAGAAACCTTGGCAGCATTCAGAACACGGGCTTGGAACTTCTGGTCGAAGTCTAGCTTAAGGAAGTCAGCCCGCTGTTCAGCGGCGAGCATTGCAGCCTGTTGACGGTTGGAAAGATTTTGGGATTCAAACTTAGCTGTAATCTCAGCATCTGCCTGAGCGATAGGAAGAGCAGACTCCATAGCAGCCTGAATGACAGCCTGTCCAGCCATAGAGGATGCACCAAGGCCACGCGCAGCAAGCGTACCCATAGCAGCCCGCATAGCACCAGATGCCCACGCAGGGGTCTTACCACCCTCAAAACCAGTCATCAGCCCTTCAAGCTGGCCCTGTACTGTAGCCTTCTTGGTGGGAGTAGCCTCAGCAGCCTGAATGCTAGACACAAGGCTCTCAACCTTGGTTGCATCGACAGTACTACCAGAGATTAGTTCCCCATCCTGAATTTCCCTCTGAACAGGGTTCTTCATCAAGTAGGCTTCACCCTGTGCAGCTTCCATATTGGCGATGGAGGATTCAGTCTGTTGTGCTGCCGTTACAGTGGACTCAGGCTTTATCTCACCCTTAACATCCTTCACACCCTCTGTAACCTTCTTAACCTCAGGGGCTACAGTGGTGGCAATGATGGACTCAGGAGTGATGGGCTTAGGAGCTTCTGCCTTAGCAACAGTATCAACAGTCTTTGTCTCTACCTTAGGAGTTTCCTTAACCTGACCTACATCTGCCCCAATGGTAGTCTCAGGGGTTTCAGTAATCTTAGTGACAGGAGCTTGAGTGGCAAGATCAGCAGGGTTCTTGATGAGTGTTTCTGTAAGCTGGTTGCCAACAGTATTAGTGGTCAGGTCTTTAGTCTCAGCGACACCACCCTCAGCCATGCCTTGACGCTTCTGGAGAGCGCGAGTAAACTTCCCCATTGTAGCAGCAGCACCCGGATTAGATGCCAGATATGCTTCCATCATTGGCCCCTCAGCAGGACCAGTGTACCCCATCTTAGAGAGTAGGGTGTATTTTTGGTTGTTGTTAAAGTCCACTGACGTTCTCCACGGGTATTATTCTGTCGGGTAAGGAAGGCGGGTTTTGATTTCCGCAATCTTTGCTTGCCACTCTTCAAGAGTAGCTTCTCCACGCTGGATCATGAAGAAGATTGGATCAGCTTCTTCCTGATAAGCAGTGCGTCTACGAATTTCAACTCTACCACGCTCTTTGGCTTTATCTTCTGCGAGAGCAGCCTCTACCACGGCAATCTCTTCTGGGGTGTAGGGTCTGATTGTCTGCTCACCAGTGACGGCATGAGTGATCACTTCAAAGTATTTCATTATTTGATCCCGTAAAAAATGATTTGTCCTGCATCAAAGGGACTTCCACAGGTAACTGTCAGTGTTGTTGATGCTCTGGTCAATCCTGTACTCCCAGAAACAATTTGAGCTGTACCACCATTACTTAGAGAGAGTACACCTACAATACGACCGCTTGTCAGATTCACAGTAGCAAATCCGTCCCAAGTGTTTACCGAGTTAGAGAGGGTGTTGGAAAAATAGCCCAAACCCGGCCCCAGAACCATTAGTCCACTGGTGTTGCCACAAGAAACGCCAATTACCTCCATGTATACTGTGGAGTAAGAAGATAGGTCAACACCCGTCAAAGACTGTGAAGTTCCAGAAGTCGTAGTCATAGTGCCAAGCAAGACAACAGAGCCTACCCGATTTGCAACAGCAGAGTCAGCGTAAGCCTTAACAGCAGCACTGGTAGGAAGCGTAGTGTCATTGTTATTTGCAGCAATCGTCTCTGCCGCAGTGACCAGAGTAGCCGCAGCCAGTTCTGTAGTAGTAAGACCAGAGACGGCGATAGTGGGGTTAGCACCAACACCCGTACCATCAGTGATGGAGATACCAGTACCCGCAGCAATAGCTCTCGTAGCCACAGTACCCGCACCAGTACGAACCAAGATGCCTGTAGTAGCTACACCAGCAAGTGCAGTAAGGTCAGCGTCAAGAGGCTGTTTCCCATCAATCTGGGTCTGGATAGCACTGGTAACACCAGAGGTGTAGTTCAATTCAGTACCAGTAGCAGTAATGGCCGTAGTACCAAGGGTCAGAGTGGTGATAGTTGCAGCAGTGAAAGTGTTGGCAGGAGAGATAAGAGAACCAAAAGTCTTTGCACCAGCAAATGTCTGAGCAGCAGTAGTCACAATACCCGAAGCAGTAGCACTAGCCGAAGGGATCACCACGCCAGTACCCGTCGAAGAGTTCAGAGTAGGTCCAGCAGTAGTACCAGCAGTCGCAGTCAGGTTAGTACCGGGGACGTTCACAGTGAAGGTGGCAGCAGTGGATTGGTTTGCAGAGAACGTCTGAGAGCCAGTGGCAATACCAGAAGTCGCCAGCGTCAGAATAGCATCATTAATACCAATCTCAGCAGCAGTCCAAGTCACGGCAGCAGAGCCATCAACAGCTTTACCTGTAGCCCCAATAGTGACAGTTCTTGCCGCAGTCCACTTATCAGCAGCGTTTACTGCGCCATCAGCGTTGCTGTCATAGACAGCCTTAAGCATGTCACCCAAGCCAGAGCCAGAGAGAGCAGACTGAACGAAAGCAGTGGTAGCAATCTGAGTGGTGTTAGTGCCAGTGATAGGAGTAGGTGCAGTGGGAGTACCAGTAAGAGCAGGGCTAATAGAGAAAACGACAGAACCAGTGCCTGTCTCATCAGTCAATGCAGCGGCAAGCTGTGCAGAGGTAGCCACCAGAGTGTTACTGGTGAGGTTGATAGTCTTGTTAGTCAAGGTTTGAGTGTCAGTCGTACCAACAACTACACCAGCAGGAATAGCCTTGGCAGCGGCAGCACCATCAATGGCACCACCAGCAGTCGTAACGACAAAGCTAGAAGCTGCCAATCCATTGAGAGTGTTATCATCCGCACTGATCGTCTTGCCCGTCAGAGTCTGAGTACCAGTTGTGGTAGCAACAGCAATACCCCCAACAGTGGCAGAGGTAGCAGCCAGAGTAGAGAACGTGCCAGCAGCAGCAGTAGTACCACCAATCACAGTGTTGTCGATAGTGCCTGCATTGATGTCCGCAGTGGTGGCAACAAGAGAACTGATGTTGGCCGTACCATTGAGGTACATGTCCTTGTATTTCAACAGGGTAGTACCCAAGTCGATGGTGTTGGTAACCTTAGGGTGCAGCGCAGACGAAGTAACAGAGACTTCCTGAGAGGGTCCAACCACAGTGATAGGCGGGCCTTCACTTGCAGTGCCATCATGCTTGTGACCAGTGGTAGCATTGAAAGCGTTTACAACCGCATCAAACTCGTTATCAAGGTCCGTAGCGTTGATGACGTTACCAGTTGCGATGTTGTTTGAAGTATCCTGACGGGTATATCCGGTCATCTCTTTACTTTCTTTCGTTGATTCTATACTCAAGTACAGCAGTGTCTAAGCTGAACGAGGGGTTAGTTGACTTGTCTTCAATACGCAAGGATACTGTCTTGCCACTACCAATAACGTTTGTATTCAGTACGTTGTCCAACTGAGTCCCGTAAGTGGAGGTTCCATAGACTGCGGCAGGACTACCATAGATGGACGCACCAGAAGAGTCGTTGGAGAGGTTGATAGTGTTAGCCAGACCACCTGTGTAGTTATCAATCTTGAACAAATCAAAGTCCAAGTTCACAGTCAGTATAACACTTCCGCTGGCTTCTGTATAGAGGGCAAGTTTATAAAAAGTCTTACGAAGTTGTGGGTCGTTGATAGGCATGAAGGGGGACTTGTAGAGGGCTTCAATAGTCGCACCATCACGGCTAGAACCAAACTCCATCTTGTAGATGTAACCATCATTGTTACCAAAGACAGTAAGCTCTCTACCAGAGACATAACGACCATGAGCGCAATTAACTTTGAAGCCTACGAGCTTTGCCCAATGGATCTCTTCAGTACCTTGGTCAGAGAATTTAGTTGCAATAAGTCCTGTGGCAGAGTTAGCAGGCACAGAATCACTGAAGGCAAACACACGGTACTGAGCCTTTTCTCTCAAGATTACACTAGAGAACACTGTGCTGTTATTGATGAAAGAGATAGCATCCTTGCTAATAGGAGCAGAGGCAACACCAAGGCCAAAGTCACCAATACGTTCAGTGGCACTCAGAAGTCTCAGACCGTCTGCAGCCATGAACATAACGTCACCGCCGACTTCCTGAATAGTCTCGCCATACAGACAGCCAATGTTTTCAGCCAGAGGAACAAGCTGATAGTCTGCAATGCTACTGCCTGTGACCCTTTGGATCTTGCTCTGACTAAAGACAATCAACTGGTCACGGAAAACAAACAGGCCTGTAATCTCATGGCCTACGTTGATAACACCACCACCACTAGCAGCACTAAAGTCAGTGTCAGATAGAGGTGCAGAGAAGTACAAGAGCGGACCCTTAGCAACGAACAGGGCTTTTCTGTATTCAATAACGTGTGTTGCCCCGGTAAGTTCAGAGGGTAGTGATGGGAAGGTCAGAGTGTTTGTAGAGTCATTGAAGATTGCAGGAGAGTTAACTCCATCCACAAACATGATCTTGTCTACACCAGTGAAGTTGTAGTCCTCATGCTTTACACGACCACCAAGAGCGGCTGCTGCACCAAGGGAGGTCCAAGTCGTACCTGAGCCAAGGTAGTAGGTAGACAAGTTGCTACCATTCTTACGGACTGCAATGACTTCGGAGTTGCTGAGAACTCTAACACCAAGCACGTTACCAGAACCCGGAAGTACCGTTGAACTGAACTTAGCGTAGCCCAAGACTTTCTTGTAACCACCGTTCTTGGATGGCTCAAAGTTCTGTAGGAAAGTGGCTGAACCAACCTTGTTGATACCCTGTTGCAGTGGGTTCAAGTTGGAAATCAGGCCACCCCTAAACTCAATGGGGAATGTTTCCCAATTAGAGGGCATTACGATTTCCTTACGGTAGAACGGATGTAGTCGTAGCGATTGATGTACAAGGTTCTCATGTTCTTGATACCAGCCTCAAACTTCTGGGCGCTCAGTTGAGAACTCTCATTGTCACCACGGAAAGCATGTGCATGGAACATAGCGCCATTGACGATCACATAACGGAAGTCCTCTGGGATACTAGGCACATCAGCGAAAAGGTTAAGATCCACAGGAGTGCGGTAGTACTCATAGGCAATGGGGTAGGCCTTATCTGGGGGAGGAACGACGCCATACTCAAGAGAGGGGGTACGGAACACAAACCTAGGCAAAGTCCGAATGCCCTCAGAGGTGTTGTACTCGTAGTCCAAGTACTTATCCAAGTAATCTTCGTAAGAGATTTGCTTAAGTCTCACAGTCTCGTTACCGAGAGTGGCGTTACGAATGATGCGGAAAGAGTCCATATCAAGGGTCTTCACATCACGGGGAATGTAGTAGCGGACATCACCCTCACTCAGATACTCTCTCTGAGTGTCATGGTTGAAGGGCCACTCAAACTGCTGCTGATTGATTTCTCTGATTGCAGAGTTGACAGCCTGCTTGGCAGTGGAGTAGAAACCAATGGCGCTAGAGAAGTTTGTCTCCGTAAGCTCGACCTCGTTGAGAAGGTTGTTGATGTCATTCACCAGACCAAGGAAGTTGTAGCTAGACATCAGTTGTACTCCCTAATCCGAATTTTCACAGAACGTTCTTTGACCCTAGTGCATGTAGGCAGGCTACTGCAATAGAGTTGGTAC